CCATTGATTCGACCTGAACCTGCACCTGTTGGTAAACCACCACGCATAGTTGGGTCATTCAAGTATTTCCAATCAGACTTGTAGAAGTCATAACCTCTTCGGAATCCTGTGAATCCTAAGTTTAACGCCATCTCTTGGTCATTGTCAAACAAACCATATGAAGTACCACCTGCTCCGTAAGAGTTTTGTGCTGCTAACATATCATCAATGTCAAATCCAAACTGACGGTCAACAAAGATTACATTCTCTTCAATCGCACCTTGCTTATCAAGACGTTGAATGATTGAATCAAAGTCACCTAATACGTTAGGGTTACCACCTGACCATACGTTACCACGTTGGTTTACAGAGTAGAATACACCTTCAGAACCTGCGTTCACTGTACCTGCTGCACTTGCTGAAGATAAAGCTGCCTCTGCACCTGAACCTGTAGCTGCAGGAACTGCTTCCAACATAGCTGTTTCTAAGTAATCATCAAAACGTAAACGAGTCTCATGCTCTGACTTCAAGTACCAAAGGTAACCTGTAGCCCCGTTCTCAGTAGTTACTTCAACCCATCCAATCTGAGCCATATCAGAACCTGATACTGCGTACTTATCTTTTAAGATAATTGGCTTGTTTTCAAAGAATACGTCATCAGCTTCTAAAGAACCTACCATTCCTGCTGAACCTTTCTTAAATTCAGAACCGTAAACAAACATTGTGTACTTATCTGCAGTAACACCTGTGTGATTTGACCCATAGTACGCCAACTCTATTTGGTTTGCATTTAATCCTCCTGCTACACCTACTTTTGTAACTAAGGCTTTAAGGTTTGCTCCACCTGTATTTTTAGTCAACATAACTGTTTGACCTACACGTATAGCAATAGTACCCGTACCCGGAGATAAATTGTCTCCAATAGTCCAAACTGCTGATGATGCAACACCTGCTGCACACGCAACGTCAACATACTTAGTGTGTAATCTTCCTTGCTCAGCCCATTTGATAAGGTCAGAGTTAGAAGGCATCTCTGCTCCTACTAAACGTAAGAAAGATGCTACGGTACGATTTCCGTAACGCTCAAATTCCTTCTCATAAGTATCAGGTAGATACTGATTTAAGAAGTTAAAATCTGTAATATAGTTACTCTGTAATGCAACTTGCTCCGCACTCGGCTGTAATGCCGGTTGCCCTGCAGCTCCTGTAATAGCTCCTGCCATTTTTTCTAATTTTTAAAATTTATGTTCTTTTAATACTTCTAATCTTTAAACCACGACCTGAATCATTATTTAAAGATTTAAACTGTGTCCCTGATTTAGACGATACCTCAGGTGTGTTACGAGTTGTCATATTGATGTTCTTAGTCTTCCTCATCACATCCTCTGTGGCATTTGCCTTACCCTGCTCATAAAAATATTGAGCAAACTTTTCAGGATTCATTGCAACTGCTAACGCTTTATGGTATCCTACAGCGTCCTTCATAAGCCCGTTTTCATCTAAGTACTTGTTAACAAAGTTCATAGGTGATAACTGTGACTTCTTAGTTTCTTCTGCACTACCCGGACTATACGTAACTTTATTTTCTCCAATATTGAACTCAAAACCTTTGAACTCATTGTTAAAAACTTCATCAGTCTTCTGCATAAACCACTCAGACTTTCGTTTAGTTTCCTCTTGCTGCGTTGCAGCTTCGTTTAAATATTGCTTGTAAGCATTGTACTGCTCCTTCTCACTCTCAGAGATAGCTTCCGGCCTTGACTCAAGGGGTTGCTTGTATTTCTCTTGCTGCTCAATAAAGTAGTTTTTAGCTTTAGCAATAGCTTTCTTCTTTGCTACTTTGACTTTCTTAATATCCGACTCGTCATCTAAGTCTGCATCGTAGGAGTACTCATCCATTAATGACTGTATATCGTCATCATCAAGAGCTGTCTCCGTAGCCTTAAGGTAGTCACGTAGCAAAGCATCAGGATTCGCTTCATCAAAATTACGTTGTAACTTAACGTAATCACTTATCCCACGTCCTGTTTCTTTTTTATATTTAAAATAAGCAGCAACATCTTCAGGTAGCTCTTCTTGAGATTCTCTCTCAGCAAAAAGCTCATCCATTGATGAAATCTCCTTATTGTATCTATTCTTAATATGTGAAAGAACTTGCTCTTCAGTTAAGCCTTCGGGTTCAGTAGTCTCTACTACCTGCTCAACAACTTCTTCTTTAGGTGTTGAGTCCTCAAACTGCTCTTCGTGCTTTTCTAATAATTCTTCTTCGACTTGTGCTATAGATTTTTCTTCTATACCGTCTACTGCTCTTACTTTTAATTCCATTTGATTTGATTTTATGCAAAGTTAAACAATTAATTGATACGATTTAAGCGTATTTAGATGTGACCTTTCCCGCCTTGGTATTAGACACAAACTGCTTTGTTCGTCCGCTTTTCTTTTTCTTTTTTGCTGTAGCTGCTCGCTCTGACTTAGACATACTCTTAGCCTTAGCTAGAGGTAAACACCTGTCAGGGTTTTTCTTATTCTTACTAGTACCGCAGGCTCCCTTAATAGAACCATCGGTTCCAATACGAACCCACTTCTCGTCTCTCCACTTCTTTAACTCACCCATTACTTTGATTTTTTAGCGTAATTAGGGTCCTTGCAATATTTACTCGCAGCCATATTTGCATACGCTGACGGGTACCTATCGAATGTTCTTTTAGCCCAAGCTATTCCTGCAGGGCATATCTTATTTCCTTTTGTTCTTCCTTTTGTAGCCATATCTATCTAGGTGAAAATTCAGACAAATCAAAACCATCTAAGCTATCCTCGTTAGACTCAAACTTCATAGGAGGAAGGTTATTTTTTCTCTGACTTATTAACTTACTTTGTTCTGTATTTTGTTGGCTTATACGAGCACTCTTAGCTTCTTCACGTTGAGTCTCTCTACTTTGCAGTGCATTCTCAGATATATCTCTAAGACGCATATTAAAGTCAAACTCTTTATCCATAAGCGTAGCCTTAAGCTGTGCCTCGTTATTCATCTTCTGAATATCAAATGCAACCTCCGCCTGTTTAATCTGCATCTTGGCTTGAGTCTCAGCCTGTATCTTTTGCATAGCTGTTTGAGCTGCAAGCTGCTGTGACTTAATCTGCTGCTGAGCTGTAACAGCCTGCTTCTGCATAGCCATCTTTTCATCACGCTCTTGTTTCTTAATACGCTTAACTTTAAGAAGTTGATTAGCAACTTTAAGATTTCTAAGCTCTCTAATATCAATTGCATCCTCTAGGTTTATATCACCCTTAGATAGAGCCATCTGTATATTCTGCTCTAACTGTGCTCTTTCCTCTTCATCAGGAGAAACCTCTATAAATATCCCGAAATCATATATATATAAATCGTTAATCTCATTAAGGATACCTACGTTATATTTTCCTATCTGATTAGCAAACTCATCTTTAAAATCTGCGTACTGCAAAATATCAGATACTCTATACGTTAAGGCTTGAGCTAAACTTCTGTACATAAATAAACTTGCATCTAGTATATGCCTTGTAGCTGTGTTTGAATTTAAAGCAGCTAACTTCTGCACGCCAACCAATGAGTTTGGGTCAGGAGTAGAACCATCTCTAGCTTCATTTAATCCTGTCACCGCACGTATCATTCCTAAGTAATGGTTATAGTTTCCTATAAGCATCTGAGTTTTACTAGCTCCCGAGTTTGATGTAAGCTGTTGAATAGGAACCTTACCTTGATTGTATTCACCATCCTGCGTGTAACTTCTACCTATCACACTACCTGTTTGGAAGTACAATCGTAAAGCATCTTCAGGGTTATAAGCATTACCTGTACCTAAATCAACCTCGTTTAATCCGTCCGCATCTATATAAACACCGTCAGGTACAACCTTAGATATAACCTGCTGCAGTTTTAAGTGAGTCATCTGAATTAAATCAGCAAAAGGAATCATCCTTCTAACTAACGACTCAATCACACCCTTATACATTCTTGGTGCTACAGCTACATAGTTTGGTATAGCGTGCTGACTAGCCGACTTAGGTCGAACCATATTCTCAGCAAGCTCCCACTTTAATATAATGTTAGTACCCATAACCATAACGCCATCGTACCATACATCAATAGTCTTCTCAACCTTCTCAAACTTACCCTCATCCATCATCTCTTGTGGTGGATTGAATTGGTCATCCTTCTCAATCATCTTAGAACCACCATTATCGTACACCTTCTTTTTGTATACAATCTTTTTTGTGGTCTTGTAATTAAAGTATAATAACGTAGCTGAATCCCTAGAGAATATATTGTTTTGGAACATCTGCGCTGAGTTGTAGTAATCGTACCAACTCTGACTATACTTTGATATTTTCTGCAAGTCATCGTTAGTAAGTGAAGGGTCAATCTTCATCAGCTCTATTATAGGTAGAGTCTTTATCTCTCCCCAATAGAAACAATCTTTAAAGTGAGGGTCTTCAGTATAGCTGTAAACTACATTTGCAGGGTCTACATAACTAACCTTTACTCCCGAGCCCGGAAGGAACTCGTGCTTTGCTACGCCAATACCAATAACAGTAAGGTCGTAGTCAAATCTTTTACGTAGGTCAACGTATTCATTCTCAGCAAACAAAGTATTTATAGCTTCCTCTTCTGCTATCTCAATAGCAGGTTTGTAGTTAAGATTCATATACAACGAAAGCTCCTCGTCATTTTCAGGCAAATCATCAGGGTCCATAGTAAATGGATTCATTCCTGTATTCTCCTGTATAGTTGTAAGAACATCCTTGGCAGCCATCTGCCCTTGTATCATATCTTGAAACTTACTTCGCTTGTCTTGAGACATAGCATCCTCAGCATACGCACTAACCTTAAATAATCTGTCAGACATTCCATTAACAACGATGTCTACAAACTTAGGAAGTATAGGTACGGGTGTCCAATCTAAATTAAGGTAAGATAAATCACCATCTACAGCAAGCTCATTTTTATACTTAGCAATCGACTGCTCGCCTCTTGCGTATAAACGTAGCCTCCTAAAGTCTCTTTGTTGGTCGTAGAACTTACAGTTATTAGAATCCTTCTTAAACCATTCATACTGAATAGCTTGACCTATCTGTAATCCAAACTCATCCGTAGCTTTTTCAGCATCAGAAACAAATTGACTAGGAAATCCTGCAGCCGTAATATTTATATTTACCTCTTTCATCTATCTTAATAATTCACTGATTGACCCCTTGTTGTTATATCTCCCAAAGGTAATACTTATTTTTGACTCTTTTTGTTCCGGAAGGTAGGTGTGCTTTTGGTTTGCCATTATAGCTAGGCCTGAACTTATAGAAGCATCAAACTTAGTTCTGTTATTAATATCAAACCTAGCCCAATCTTCTAGCGTAGAAGCAAAAGGCATAGTACCCATCTCGTCCGAATCTCTGTAGTTACTGTTCATATCTAGTCCGATATGCTTTTCAATGTAAGACTCAATTGCGGATGCGTGAGACTGCTTAACATCCTCAGATGAGTTAGGTATCCCTCCCAACTCTTTCTCTGTCTTAGAGAGCTTGTTAAACTGCTTGTCAGGTCTATTCATTGAGTACCCTCTGTAACCTCTGTTCTTGAAGTGGTATAAAAGCCTAGGCTTATTATTCTCACACAAGATTGGCATACCATAAAATATACAGGCCATAAGCACTTCCTCGAAAAATATCTCAGCCGTCTGAGGCCTTGCGATATACTCTAAGAAAAACTCACTACTTGGAGCCTCGTCCATATTAAACTTAGTAAGCCCGTGCAAAGAACCGTTAGAACCTTTACCTCCAACAGTACCTGATATGTCGTATGAGTCACACCCAAATGACCCGATGTGCTCATTCCCCGGGTACTTCATACCCCTTTTTGTTACGATATTATTCTGTAGATTTTTATTCGGAACCCAACTAACCAAAAACCTACCACGAGAGTCAGGGCTAAATACAACTTGAGTATCCTTCTGACCATCCTTCCAATGAAACGAACCACGAGTTACGTGATGCTCCATTATTAGTGAGTCATTGTAATCTATCTGTTGGTATATCTTAGTTAGGTTAAATAAAGATGATTTACTTTCATCTCTAAATGCGTGCGACTCTGTGCGAGGGAATTGTCTGTAAAATTCATTTAACGCATCAGCGTCACTCTTTAAAGAGTCAACCTCTGCAGTCCAATAATCAACAGCCCCATTACTTATCATTTCTCCATCTACTCCCTCAATTGGTTTAGAAGGTTTTTTAAATACAGGCATTCCGTATCTATCAATAAAGCCCTCCATATTCCATTCCATAGGAATAAATAATGCATACATTCCACTTTTAGTCTGTCCGTTTGCATTTCTACTCTCTACATTTGAATCCTCGTATAGCTTCTTGAAGTTATTACCACCCTTAGATAATGCATTTGAGGTTGACCCCATCATACACTTACCTATAATCTTACTACCCAAACGTAGACAGGTCTTTGTAACACGCCAATTGTTTAGTATGTTATTTGGTTTAATCCACTTCCCACTCTCATCGTGTACTAGGAGTAATAGCTTCTCACCATCATACGAGTTGTCATCTGTGTTCTTCCAATCTATTGTAGTATCCAAGCCTTCAAGCTCTTCCGCTTCAACGTCATACATATTCTTCTTTGTAATCTTAGATGCAGGAATCCTAAAGGCTAACTCAGTCTTTGGCTTATCCATACCATCCATAATAGGTTTAAAGAAGAAAGGAAGTCTACCGTTTATAGGAACTACCTTGTCTGTAAACATCTTTTTAGCATCCGAACCCGTCTTAGATAGTATCCCTACCCTAGAGTCTTTTGCTAACGTACCTGTATTAACAGCTTCCGATGAACCCATAAAAGAAAACCCTGAACGTCTTATCTTTAGATAGGTCATTCCAAACGAACGCTTATCAGCTTTACACGCTTCCCAAAAAATAAAAAAGATTCTGTTAGCCTCACGATAGTCAGGATAACCAACATCAATACTAGTCCATTGAAGATACATATAATGAGAACCTGTGATATACGTAGGTTCTCCTTTATTCATAAACCAATAACCGTCTTCCCTTCTGTCAAACTCAGTCTCAATGTAATCAATCCACCTATCCTTAAAGACAGCAGGCATCTCATTCCATTGGAATATTGAGTTTATCTTTTGTAATTCTTTCGGGAACTCTGCTCGCTCCCAATACTGAAGCGATTTAGTCTTGTGTCTTTGCGGGGTTATCTCAGGTCTTAATGGTAGTCCTATCTTTAATCCTGATATCTCTACCACTTCTCCTATCTGCCCGGTCTTAGATATATTTATAAAGTCGTATTGCTCGTTGTAACCATACAACCAACTTCTTCCGTTATTTTTTTTCTTTAACGGTCCTTTAGGTATGTAGCCATCGACTACTCTGTATAAGTTATTTTGACCTTCGTTCTGCAAATCCTTGTTTGGTGTCTGTTCTTTTTGGTCCCTGAGCTTCTATCTTTAAATTATCTTGCTCGCTATCAATGCGCTTAAGTATCTCAAACGCATCGAATATAGATAGCTTCTTTGATGCAGCCGCATTCTTTAACTTGTCTGCAGCTAAATCATCTTCAGGGTCAGGCTTTATAATATCCTCCTTAGCAACCTTTATCAGTTGCTTCACAGCTTTATATCCTGCCTCTATAATTTCTTTTCTTAACTCTGTAGAATCCATACTAAGCCTTCATAGTTATCTGATGGTCAAATACTCTGTAGAGAACCTCGTCATCAATTGTAAACTCATACTCGCTATCAGGCGTAAAGAAAACTCTATCACCATCCTGCACGCCTTTAGATTTTAGATAATCATTCGAGTACACCATATCACCCATAAGAGGTTCGTACTTACAGGCCTTGTCCATAAAGCTGTCTAACTTATCTATAGGTTTTACAAAACAAAATCTATCGTGACTATTCCAACGTCCGTCTCTTTTGTATAAGTAAAATTGGTCATTATCTACAAAGAATAAATCATCCTTGAAATAACTCTTACCACTTTTACGTCTACCCTTAATATCGTTGTAGAACTTAAATACGTTATGGTGAACTAAAAGAACATCACCTATACTTACAGGTCCTTTATATCCTACAGGAGTCTCAACCACCGTAGCCTGCCTATTAGAAAACTTGTGCTCTTCCTCTGAAGTATTGACGATAAACTCCATACCACCAATAGTCTTGGTGTTCGAGTATCGTTTACCCTCAATAGGTCTTACTATGAAATTAAATGGGGACTTCATTAAGAGCCGCACGCTTCACAGTCCTCGTCATCTATACTGCAAGCCTCGGGCTGTTCTTTTTCTTCTAGGTCAACTATCCAAGAATCTAAAGTATCCTTCTTAGATTTGTCTGCTCTTTTTGCAGAGTCTTTTATAAAATCGTCATCGTAACTCATACTAGAAATTTATATTGTATTCGATTGAAATTGGTATACTAGAGTTAAACTCTTTCCACAAAACTATAACATCCTCACGTTGAATCCAAATCTTATACGATATAGATTCTTTATCGTACTGTATAAGGTGTATCTTGTGTGATGCTCCTAGAATTTCCTGACCAACTAAGTAGTGCATTGCACCTGACTTGTAGTCCGGTCCAACAGATATTTTTCTAATATCCATAATTACTAAGAGGTTGTAAGAGTTCTAAAAACAGTAATATTAGCAGAAGGTACTTGGTCAAGCTGTACTTGGCTTTGAGAAACCAACCCCATATTTGAAGAGTTTGTAATCATTTTAAAAGTCAATACATCTGAGGCTGAAGCCTCAAACATAAAACTCATATTGATAGACTCTCCCCCGCCAATACCCTCATTTGCAGGATAATATTGAGTATCCCTAATAGTACGCATTATTTGAGTTCCATTTTTAAAAACACCAAAAGATATTTGCATCATTCCCGAAGGGTTAGTAGCTGTTACTAGTCCTTTATTTACAGCATAATCAATATAATAAACTCCTGCAGTATTGAAAGTTAAATCACCTGAGTTGCTCAAAGAAGTATTAGTGCCATCCACTCCCGAAACTCCAAAGGTAATTTGTTTAAGAGTATTTAGAGAAGGAGGTTGTTGGGAGTTAAGACTAGCAGCAGTTAGGTCTTGTGTAAAACCTATAGGACCTACCACTAATCCTATTACATCACCAACCGTAAAGTTTTTTGTAGCTGAGTTATCATTAGCATCAGTACCTATTAGCCTGTCTGTTAATGCAGGTGCTGTTGTTGAATACGAACTTATCTTTGGCATAACTATTTTTTTTCAGGTGGCTTTATCTCTCCTGTCTCAATATTGATGACAGAATCCTTACCGTATTTATCTATTAACTTTCTTTCTTCTTGTGCTGACTGCTCCTTAAGAGCTGACATTTTTCCTATAAGAGCGTGCTGCTGTAGGACTGTTTCACCTAACTGCATCTTGCACTTATTAAATTCTTTTAATGAGCCTTGAAGAGACTCTAGCTCTTCACTTGTTAAATTTGCCATTTGATTAGATTTAGTTTCCTACAAAGATAGGAAATTATTTCTTAGACGAGCCGCCAAAGAAAAAGTCAATAATCGTATTCACCTTACTAGACATTGCTCCAAAGACTGTGCTTATAAATCCTATCTCATAATCAGACAACTCAAGCGTGTTCATTACAAAATACTTAAACATCGTGTATGATAAAAAGAAATAAGCTGCTGTAAAAATAATAGCAAGAACCTTTTGTATTATGCTGTCATCAGCAAATAAATTACGTGCACTCTTTCTATCCTCTACTTCTAAAGCATACATTTCTTTTTCGTGGTCTTGAACAACCTCTTCAAACTTTTGCTTTAAAGCTAATCGTTCTTCATCCGTAGTAACAACCTCATCTATAATTTCAGAAGCCTGCCCTACCAATTTACCTAATATATTTTTAAACATCTGCATATCTGTATTTAGTATCTCCACCCTTATCTTTATAGGCTTCGAGTACTTGGTTTCTATTGTCTTCTTTTTTTAAGGATATATGTATCCAAGCGAAGTCAAACTCGTTTATCATTTGGTCAAACTCTATACCTGAATCTAAAATCCATTCATAGATAAGCTCGTTCATCATTTTTCCGTTTTGCCAAAACTGCAGGTCCAATGCCTCACCTTTGCAATGCTGCGAAGAACGACTACCCCCAATAGCACGATTGAGTTCCGGGTTGCGATAACCACTACTGACCCTGATAGGACCAACAGCGTCACGAAGAGGCTGTATAAGATTGTCCACAAGGTACTGCATATTCTGTAGGTGCGTTTCAGTCGGCTCATTATCTATCCCTAATCTTTTGGCTGTATTGCTGTGTGTTATTTCAGACAATGCAAAATTCTTACTTAATTTCATTACTCAGTTTTTTGCTTAAGAATGCGTTAAAAATATAAACCCTACTATATACAACACTACCATAGTAGTCCAAAAAAATGCAATGGCTATAGTAGAATTATGTACCTTCTTCATAACTATGGATTATTTTTTTTATAAGCTGTGTGAAAATTATATATCGTATAGGCTAGACCTACAACTAAAGCCGCTAGTCTTAAAGCCTGTTCCACTTCTGTAAAGCTAACTCCTATTGCCGCACCGTTCACTAGTATGTTTTTTATCGAGTCTTTATCCATCTTACCACTTTGCTTTATCCGCCCAATACGCAGCAGAACATTTACCTTTAGCTATATTCTTTGCGTGACGTGCCTTGAACGAACGTCTCTTTGCACTCATCTTTGAGCCCTCACCTTTTTTAGGAGCTCCGGCTGTTTTTGCACCTTGCTCACCAAAACGTATTGTCTTAACCTTACCGTTGCAGTTGGTTACTACAATATGTGATTTCTTTGGATGACTTGGTGTTCTCTTTGGTTTGTTAAGACCTGATACACCGGCTCTCTTTATTGCTGATGCTTTTCTTTTGCTATCCATATGTACTTTATTTTTGTACAGTTAAATGTTGCTGTTGTTGTCCACATACTATTATGTATCTAAACTTTCTGAGTTGTCTCGAATAAATTTAGCTGCCTCAGTTCTAGTCATTAAACAATTGTTTGGATATTCTTTACCCTTACCTAAATCAAGCAATGCAGAAAGCTCTCCATCTATCCAACTTGCTTCGAGTTCTACTATATGAAGTTTAGCGTTTCCAATTTTAACCATAGGAACAGAACCAAACTTTCTGCGGTTATACTCTCCAAGCTCTTTGAATGTTGGATGAATTACTCCGTTTTGAACACCCTCTTCATCGTACTCAGGTATTCCGTAAGTAGCTACTAACTCTGTTGGTATTAGTTTATTAAAAGTTGTGTTATCTAAACACATATATACATTTCCTCTCATAATACTTAATCGTTTGTATGTGCAGATAAACCTGCGTTATAATTGTTTTCTATTTCGGTTGATGTAAGGACTGTATCGTAAATTAAAACATCACTTATTAAACCATCAAGAGTTTCAGTTCCTATAGAAAACTCTGTCCATAAATTAATATTTATTCCTGTAAATGTATAGAAGTGCCAATCATTGTCATACAAAGGTTGACTGCTAGAAACAGCGTTATCAATAAATGTATTTATAGTTGCTGTACCTCCATTTGACCAAGCATTATTATTAGTTCTCCCAATATATTCTTTAGCTACAGCACCTTCTAATATAGTGAAATTAGTATCTGAAGTCTTTAACCAAAATTGTAAAGTACCATTAGTAATTCCTAATGAAGTACTATCATCCACCTTAGCATAACCTGTTCCATCTAAATTAAACGAGTTCAATCTATCTCGAACTGCGTTACCTAAGATGTCTTCAGATGTGTTGTTTGGTTTAGGTATTAAAGTAACCTCATCTGCCACAGGGGTACTCTTCGCCCAATTCATCATACCTAGTTGTTGTATTCTTGGTTGAGCAGGTTCGTATGCAGCACCATTTATATAACCTACACTTATTTCTTGAAGAGCAACATTATCTATTGTAACATCTGTGCCACCTGTTTGCCCTCCTTTTCTTTTTATTGTAAGTTCATCTATGTTTCTATTCCAAGTAAAAACAAGTTTTCTGTTTGTGCCTGTGGTTGAAGTGTTTAAATCTAAATCAGATGCTTGTTGTAAAGCTAGTAAATTCCCATTTGTAGCAATAACATCATAAGTAAACACAAATGTTTTACCAAATGGATTATTTGTAAGGAATTGCTTAACAAATGCAATTCCACCTGTAACTGTATTATTTACCCTCGCACCACTTGCAGTTATTTCTGTACCATTTCCTATATCCCAATTATTATTTGGTAAGGGAAAATCTCCATCAACAACCACATCAGCTCCTAATGGAACTGCACTATTGTAAGCTAATGAACCTGCACCCTCACTCATTGCCCAATATGCTTTTAAATTAGATAAAGTTATTGATGTACCACTTCTATCAGTTACTAAGTTTTGAGGATTTGCGTAATCGTATGCGATGTCATCTGTACTCCAATAAGCATTATATATTTGGAAGTCTGACAGACTACCATCTAGTCTTTGTGTTGTACCAAAATTATTTCTTCCTCCAATAACTGAATTGTTAATATTGCTATAATTATGAGCTGTGGCTAATGATTGAGTTGTTCCTGATTGTATACCATTAACATAACACTCAACTGTTGTAGGACTTACTCTAAATACTACTCTTTGCCATTCATTTTGAGTTGGTGTACCAAATTGCCTAAATCCACCGGGATTGTTATACCAAGCAAATTTTTGTGGGTCTGAGTTTTCCTGAAATAAACCCAATATACTTCTTTGATTAGTACCTACAACATCTAAGTCCATTATAAACTGATATGTAGTAGCTTTAGGGTAAATCCAAAAGGCAAAGGTAAAACTTGTACCTGCCATTTCAAAACCTGTTGTATTTACATAATCATTAGCCCCATCAAAATCAAGAGCCTTACCTGTAAACAACTCACCTACATTATTGTTACCCGATTTGTCAGGTGTGATTTGGGTTAGTTCTTTAAGTGAAACGCTTTCAATAGTTATGTCTACATTTGCACCATTTCTATAAAACTGTATTGGATTTGATGAGTTAGAAACAGCAGTAAAACTATATGTAAATGTATCAACAGAATCAAATAAATAGTTTACACTTCCTGTTGCACTGTTTTGAATTTTAATTCCACTTGAGCCTTGATATTCACTTATAACAACCTTAATTTCATAACTTCTACCACTTACAATATTTGCAGTATCACTTGTAAATGTTAATAATGGGCTTGTAGTATCTGATTTGAATCTTGCCCCATTAGATGTATGTGTTACTGTATGCGTGCTATCACTATCTGCAATTGACCAATTGCTTAAATCAGTAGCAAAATCTCCATTAACAACTTCCTCCCTACCTAATGTTTCGCTCGTTTCAAATCCAAGCCACATCTTTAGATTGGTTGTGATTACCTTTGCTGCAGCCGCACCGATTCTCCTAGCTACCTGTATTGCATTTGCTATAGATATTTGCATAGACTACCAAAGAGCTACAATATTAGTTGCTATCGTTCCTGTAGCAACAGTCGCATTCACCCTTAGTACTTGAACAGGTATAAATAATCCTGCAGGCAATCCTGCAAACTCAACGGTATCACCACCGGTTGTTAGAACGCTAATAGTTCCTTCACCACCGCAGTATAACACACATCCGTTCTGAGAGTTATTTGCTTGTGAATAGATAGTATAAGCTGTAGCTGTTGGTATACTAACTGAAGTACTAAGAACAGTGGCACTATCAATAGCGGTTACTGTTGCTGCAACTGTACCTGCATATATAATGTCACCAATAGATACTCTTTTATCTAAAAAAGAAGCATCACCATCAGTTAATTTATTTGCCGTACCCGCTGTTGTTTCTCCTGTAGCTGAAACTGCAGCTACATTTGGAATGTTTATAGTATCGCTAGGAATTACAGCTAAAGCTCTACCTGCTTGTAATTTTTGATATGCCATTACTTGTTATCTTTATTGTAGGGGAAGACCCTGTTTAATGTATCCTTTCTTTGACCGCACCCGCAATCTTTACCTGTAGCTTGTGCAATCTTATTGACAACAGTCTTTATACCCGTTGCCTTCGTGAACTTCTCTACAGTATCTCCTAATCCTTTTGACTCCATTTAATTACCTTTTTATTTTAGATTCAAACTTAGAAGAACCTTTACCTGTAAGTTTAATTAATTGCTTATTAAGTTTTGTTGCGTCTTTAGAAATGTCACGCATTGATTGAGTAAAACTACTATAACCTCGCTTTGTTTGAACTTCTTTCGCACTTTTAAAAGACTCTTCTAAGCGATTAATCTTATCTTTAATCTTTTTAACTTTTACCTTATCTAAAGGTTTTGGACCTACAAGAGGTTTATCTTTAGCTTTGTTAGTGTCAGACTTAAGGACCCCAAAAGATTTCTTTTTCTTAGGAGGGTCTCCAAACGTAGACGCTAAAGGCTTGCCTAAATCTCTTTTATAGCTAGCCATTACTTCTTGATTATAGAACTTAAGTGCGCTCCTACTTTACCGCCTTTAATACATTGGTGTTCGTATGACATTGAGTGGTCTCCACCATAAGCGTGACCTGAATCTTTCTTAGACATAGCCTTCGACTCATCTCTTCTTGACTTCATTGACTGAGACTTCTTTCCGTTCTTAGCCCCTAATGATTCATCTAATCTTGAATTGTAACCTTGCTTTTTCATAATATTTTTTTGTTTCTACAAAGATAGCAAATTATTTTGTGCTACTTTTGTTACTACAAATCTACAAAATTTAATCGAATGAATAATGACTACCTAAAGTATTGGCGTGTAATAAGATACTTCATAAAAGCTAAGTACAATCTAACACAAGGCGACCTAGATGTGGTGCTATTTTTAAACTCAGAAGGTTACTTCGATAAAGCAAAGTTTGATGAGTTCGATGAACTACTTAGTTGGGATGAAGGAAGGTTTAAAAGATTGCTGCGTGATGGATGGATACAGGTGTTTAGAAAAAGATGCGGCCCAACCAAAACAATATACGTGCTCTCATACAAAGGCAAAAGAGTATGCACCTCAATCTACAAGAAACTAAACGGTGAAGAAATACCAACTAGTTCAGCAGGTAACCCTATGTTTGCAAAGAATGTGAAGTACACCGATAAGGTGTATAGGAACTTTATTAAAGAGATGAACGCTGCTACACGACAACAACGACATCGTGCTCCTGAATAATCGTAAACTGCTCGTTCTCAATAAACATAGAGTAACCGGCCCTGCTATCGTAGTATATCGTGTCACCCTTGTTGATTACATTCACGTCAGTACCTGATTCAGATACATTAGCTTTCTTATAGCGTATACCATCAACGTCATCACCTGACAAAAGAAGTCCTGACTTGGTTTTTACCTCTTCCTTGATTTCTTTAATCGCTATGTATTTTCCTATTGGTTTCATTTTCTTTCTATTTTATTTTGAGTTTCAATCCAAACCTTAGCACCACAAGATAAAGGTTTATTTGGGCTGTAAACTACCTTAGCAGCCTCTAAACCGTCTTGCCCGTATATAATAGCTTCGTGAGCATAGTCGTTTGTCTTATAGGTCTTGCAAGTAAGAACAGGTTCGTTTTCCCCTTTCTTTGCGTTAGATTTAATTATATGTTGATTAACATGGATAATTGTTTTCATCTAGTATCCTGTTAAAAGTTTTAGTACGTCATTTATTGCTTGGTGTCTGTGGTTATCCTCTAGGATTACCTTGAACACGTGCTTGCTATCCTTAATCTTATGAACGTCATCAATCGCTGAGTTTAGCGTAGACCCTAAGTCAATCTGTTGATTATCCCCGCAGAATATCATTATTGAATCCTTACCTAATCTACCCAACGCCATACGTAGCTGTGGTTTGGTTAGGTTCTGAAACTCATCCACAATAACTACAGCGTTGTCAAATGTCCTACCCCTGAAGTGCGCAAGAGATACAAGCTCAATCTCCTCTTGCTCCACCATCTTTGCTATCTTCTCAGGCTTGTTATAAACCTTACGCATATTAGACATTATGGGTACAAGCCAAGGCTCTAGCTTCTCCTTCTCATCACCGGGTAAAAATCCGTTGTCCTCAGTAGCTACGGTAGGTCTTGTGATTATTATCTTATCATACTGCCTTTTAAAAAATAAATCCAAAGCCACCTGTACGGCTAAGAGAGTCTTACCTGAGCCTGCTTTACCTACAATGAAACTGTAGGCGTGATTCATTATATTCTCCTTTGCTTTCTTTTGCTCGTCCGATAAAGTTATATTAAACTTCACGTTTCCCCTAGGTGGCTTCTTATCTTTATTGCTCATCTAAATTTTTTATTCGTTTATTTAGAACAGCTACAGTCGTTACA